GAAAATTATTTCGCTATGGTGAATGAACTTGACAAGGACGAAAATGGAAATCTGATTGACGACATAAAAAATCCAGCGATCTGGGAAAAAGCGAATCCGATCGCCGCGAGTTATGCGGAAGGCCGCGATTATTTGCAGAAAAAACTTGACGAGGCACTTGAGGCGCCGGAGAAAATGCGGAATTTTCTTACGAAACACCTGGACGTATGGGTTAATCAGAAGGAAAACGGCTATTTGTCGATGGAGAAATGGAAGAAATGCGGCGGAAAATTGCCGGATCTGGCCGGCGCGGAATGCTGGATCGGCCTGGATCTGTCGTCGAAACTGGACTTGACGTCGGTCGGATTCGAATTTAAGGTCGGGGAAACATTTGTCGTCCAGTCGCATTCGTTCGTCCCAGCCGAAAAACTGGAAGAAAAACAGAAACGCGACAAGGTTCCGTTCGCATTGTGGCGGGAACAAGGCTGGATAACCGCGACGCCTGGACCGGTGATCGACTACAAAACGGTTTATAATTATATCGTCGACCAGGTGAAGGACCGCGGCCTGGTCGTTCGGGAAATCTGTCTGGATCCCTGGGGCGGCCTGGCCCTGGCGAACGATTTAATCGCCGCGGGTTTCGTCGTGGTTAATATCATCCAGGGGATTAAAACATTGAGCGAACCGACGAAACATTTTCGGGAAATGGTATACGCCGGCCGCGTGGTCCACGACGAAAACCCTGTTTTGTCCTGGGCGATTTCGAACGCGATCGCCGACGAAGTCGACCGGAACCAGAATATTCTTCTGAATAAAAAGAAATCCCGCGAACGGATCGATCCTATCGCGGCAATTATAAACGCCCATGTTCGCGCGTCGATCGGATCGATCGTTTCGACCGTGAAAGAACCGCGGGTATTTTTTGCTTAAAAAAAATAAGTTGACATTATCGGGAAAAGAAATATATTATTTGATTATAAAACTGCGGCCGGTGTTCCAGGACGTCGTAATAATTCTGGCGTTCGCCGCGGTGATTCACGGAATTTTTTTGATTTACGCGCCGCTGGCCTGGATCGTTGCCGGCGGATCTGTTTTGTGGTTGTCAATTCCTTCAAGGAAAAAACCAGGCGGATAAATGGGTTTAATCGCGGATCTGATTTCCGAAAAACGTTCGACGATAAACACCACCACCTTAATGAATCCCGCGTCCTGGTTCGTGACTTCCGTCGGCGCTGGTCCTACTGCCGCCGGTGTTCCAGTTTCCCCTTCGTCGTCCATGGCATTAACCGCAGTATACGCCAGCGTGAAAATAATCGCCTGGACGATCGCGTCCCTTCCGCTGGTGACGTATCGGAAAATGGAACCGCGCGGGAAAGAACGCGCGACGGACCTGGATATTTATTTTTTACTTCACGACGCGCCGAATTCCGAACAGACTTCGTTCGAATGGCGCGCGTTAATGTCGGTACACCAAAATCTCTGGGGCGCCGGAATATCGGAAATCGAATACGACGCGAACGGGAAGATCCTGGGCCTGTGGCCGATCCCGCCCTGGTGCGTCCAGCCGATGCGGACCACGAAGGGCGAACTGGTTTATCAGATAACGGTCGCCGCGCGGTCCGGCCAGTCGGCGGCCACGCGTTACTTATGGCCCTGGGAAGTCGTGGTTTTTCCGGCGTTGTCGACGTCGCGCGATTATTGGATTTCGCCGATCGGCCAGCACCGCGAAACGGTCGGGGCCGCCCAGGCCGCGAAGGAATTCGGCGCGAAGACATTCGGCCAGGGAACGAATCCCAGCGGGATATTATCCGGATTAAAATTCCCTAACGAGGTTTCCGAAGAGTCGATCCGCCGGAAATATTCCGACGGATATTCCGGCCTAGGGAATGCTCATCGTTTAATGTTGCTTGAAGAAGGCGTTAAATTCGAACGCGTCGGGTTACCAGCGGAAGACGCCCAGTATATCGAAACGCGAAAATTCGACATTGCGGAAATCGCGCGGATTTATTCGGTGCCGTTGCATTTACTCCAGGAAGTAACGGGGACGACGTCCTGGGGATCTGGGATCGAAGAACTGAATTCGGCGTTTTTACAGTATACTCTGCGGCCGTATCTGGTCCAGGCCGAACAAGAATTAAACCGGCGCGTTCTGGGCGCGTCCCAGGAAATTTACGTCGAACATTTGATCGACGGAATGCTTCGGGCGAAACTGGCGGACCGGATCGTCGCATACACGGCCGGCCGGAACGGCGGCTGGTTATCCGCGAATGATATTCGGGATCTGGAAAATCAGAATCCGTTACCAGGTGAACAGGGCGACGTTTATATTGTTCCGTTGAATTTTCAAAACTCCGAAAAAATGGTCGGGGACGATGAAACGACAAACGAACCAGAAGAAGAAGGACAAACGAAGGAAGAGCCGGCGGCGACGGAAGGACCGGAAACGACTGGCGAAGGAGATTAATAACATGAAAAAAGAAAATTTTGCTTATGAATCGCGCGCCTGTTTCGAACCGGAGTCCGTAGAAATCCGGAAGGCCGACGACGGAAAAACCACGATCGCGGGATATGCGGTCGTATTCGAAAAGTTATCCCAGCCGATCATGGGAATGTTTCGCGAGAAGGTCCGCGCGGGGGCGTTCGCCGGCGCGCTGAAACAGAATAATATTCGCGCGTTGTGGAATCATAATTCCGATTACGTTCTGGGATCCACGAAGGCCGGAACGTTGCGGTTATCCGAAGACGAAAAAGGTCTTCGATTCGAAATCGACGCGCCGGATACCCAGGCCGGCCGCGACGCTTTAACGACGATCGGGCGCGGGGACGTCGACGGAATGTCGTTCGGTTTCAACGTTCGGAAACAGGAATGGGACGAATCGGACCCGAAGAACGTCGTCAGGACGCTGGTCGACGTAGATCTTCGGGAAGTTTCGCCGACGCCGTTTCCGGCGTATACACAATCGAAAGTTTCGGTCCGGTCGGTCCAGGATGATTTCGCGGATCATGCCGCGGAATTGAAGGCCGCCCAGGAACGCCAGGCCCAGGAAAAACAAGCGGCGGACGCGAAAATCGCCGCCGATTTCGATATAGTTAAAAAGCGTTTTTCACTCTTAACATTTTCTTGAAGGGGGTTTTTTTATGAAGGATCTTCTGAAACTTCGCCAGGAACGCGCCATAAAGGTCGCGGCCATGCGGACAATGCTGGACGCCGTCGAAACGCGTTCGGACAAAGCATTTACAACCGACGAGCAGTCCCAGTATTCAGCGCTGGAAACCGAAGTCCGGAACCGCACCAGCGAAATCGACCGCGAAGAGTCGATCCAGGCACTTGAGAAGAACAGCGTCGTCCCGCCGAAGTCCGCGGATCCCGCGACGATTCGTTCCTTCGGGGAATTTCTCTCCGAAGTCCGTTTTAACCCGCTGAATCCTGGCCTGGCCCGTCGGGATCTGACCATGGGCGACGGTCCGGCCATGGGTTTCGCCGTTCCCCAGGAGTTCGACGTCGCGATCCGCATGGTCGACGCTGATTCCGCGATCATCCGGCCGCGCGCGACCGTGATTCCCGCCGGAAGTTCACCGGACGCCGCGTTCACGATGAACGCCCTGGACCAGAGTGGGAGCAAGGGTGTTTATTCGGGTATCGTTATGAAGTGGATCGCAGAAAATGCCGCGGTCCAGGAAGTGACGAATCCGACGATTCGCCAGGTGAAACTTGAGCCGCAACAGGTTTCCGGATACATCGACGTTTCAGACAAGTTGCTCCGGAATGCCGCGTCCGTCGGCGCCCTTCTCCAGAAGTTAATGAGGGCCGCGATTATCGGCGCGGAAGAGGCGGCGTTTATGTCCGGCGACGGGATCGGGAAACCGCTGGGAATTATCGGCTGTCCTGGTTCGATCGAAATTTCCCGCGCCGGTGGTGCGTCGACCGTGACGTATGCCGATATCTGCGCGATGTTCGCGCGCGTGAAGTTCGGCGGATCGCCGGTCTGGATCGCGTCCCAGTCTACCCTTCCCCAGCTTATGACGCTTCGGGACGCGGTCGGGAACGCAATGTGGCAACCGAACGCAAGGGACGGCGCGCCGTCGACATTGATGGGCCTTCCGCTCATCATAAACGACCAGTCGCCGGTTCTTGGTTCGAAGGGCGACCTGGTCCTCTCCGATCTGGGATATTATTTTATTAAGGATGGCAGTCCCTTGACCATCCTTATGAATCCGTATATCCAACAGACAAACGGATTGACGCGCATAATCGCAATGTGGAACGTCGACGCCCAGCCGTTCGTGACGACGCCGCTTCTCCAGCGCGACGGAGTTTCGACTGTTTCGCCGTTCGTGGTTCTCAAGTAATTAACCGGCGCGGATCTTCACCGGTCCGCGCCACTACG